GAGACGTTCTTGAAAATGGCAAATGCTATTTACAAGAAGTATGGAGAAGAGCCTTATTCAGATAGCACCCCAACAGTAACCGGAATTTCACCATGGTAAGACAATATCCACATACAATTAAAATCAGTGTGGTTAGTGAGCCATATAAGGATGAAAACGGGAACTGGATTCAGGGCGGATTAGTCCCGATCCATGAAGGAGAATGTAGAGCAGAGCCGAATGGGAAAGGGCAAACAATAAGGGGCGATGACGGAAGCGAACTGAGTTTCGCATTCAATGTGTTCCTCCCGAAACTGGATGTCAATGTCCCGGCCAATGCCGAAGCGGAAATCACTATTGAAAACAAACTGGTTACCGGACAGGTGAAACGTCACCATCCGGGCCAGTTAAATTCTCGGATATGGGTTTAAAACCACGTTTCACCACAAAGGATATTGAGAAAGCTCTTAATCAAGACTTGAAAAAGATTGAAAACGGCATTCTTAGTATCATGCAAAGAGCAGGTGAAGAGTTCGTGTCCGATGCCCGGCAAGGGGTTAATATTTCAGGGGCATTTCCTAAAGGCGACTATACAGACCAAACTGCCAATCTTAGAAACTCTATCGGTTATTTCATTTTAGTTGACAATGATCTGGTAGCAGAATCGGGAGGTGGTGGAATTGGTCACATGGCAGCAAAACGGGTGCTCAATGAGTTACCCGCTGGCAGTGGTTACAGGCTTATTGGTGTGGCTGGAATGGAGTACGCTTCTTATCTGGAATCAAAGGGGTATAACGTAATCAGCTCACAACAATTTCAGTTAATCATTGATTTGAGCGACAAGCTTAAGAAGTATTCTAAAAGGTGGTGGGGGAAGAAAGGTGTTAATCTTGATTTTGCTCAAGAATTCACTGGTCCTTCAAGTAAATTGAATTTGTGATATGACCACATTTGACGCAATCAATACAGTATATAACCTTTTAAAAGGCTTGGAATTGCCGGTTTTTAAGTACGCAAAACCAGGTGGAGATGAGAGCGAGTACATCGTTATCAACTCCCTTCCAATTGCCGGGAATGTGCTGCAAAGATGCTACGTCAATGTGAATATTCATGTGAAGGATATTGTTTTCCCGGAATCAACCAGTGCCCCCAATACGCTTCGATTAGAACAACTGGCCGAAACCTATTCGGATTTACTGGAAAAGAATATTGTAGATAACACTCATCTCTACTTCGACAAACAAGGAGTGGAGCGCGAAGATGCTTTGAAAGAGCATTACATAAACATTCGATTATTGTGCAATTTAATAAACTAAAATCATGGCAAGATATGCACTTGGGATAAAAGCGGTAAGGTTTGGTGACCCCACAGGGGATGCGACCATGCCCGCAACACTGGAACAATTTGCCGAGACTGTGCAAGGTTCCATGATCTTGGAAGAGACAGACGCTACTGTTCAGGACTTCAATACTGAAGAAAGTGACGCTCCAGAGCTTCAGTCTATTACTGAAGGTCAAAAGTTGGAAGGAACGTGGCAAACCCGCGACCTTTCCGCTGCAGGGGTGGCAAAAGTTAAAGGTGGAACCGCAACCCCGGATGATGGTGCCAGTACTCCTGAATCTTACGAAGCTCCGTCAAAGAGCTCATTTATTGAGCTGGCAGTTGAGATTGAAGCCGATTCCGGGATGAAAATTCAGGTACCGCGTGCGAACGTTCGTGCTCGCTTTGTGGGTAACCTGGGAAAAGAAGAAGCATGGAAGCTGGAAGTAAACTTCACAGCTTTGAGCCCCGGCGCTGGGCTGGCTCCTTTTAGAACGGAATTCCCGCTTGAGGCTTAGTTTGAGTTCTTAAGTAATTCTTAACAACTGAAAGGCTATCGAAACCGGTAGCCTTTCATAAAAAACAATCTCATGAAAAAACTAATTCTTATTTTGATTTTAGGCCTTATGGCCTTTCCGATGTTCGCTCAATTTGAGGTTCCGGAAGAAGTGACAGGGATGTTTGAAACATTCGCGGCCCTTGTGGTCGGAATTCCATTTGTCGTGGAAATTGTGAAACGAGTATTCAGCCCCCCTGAAGGACTGTGGACACAAATAGTCAGCTGGGGGACAGGTATATTTGTAACTATTGTCGGGGGCTTATTTGAACTCGGATTTTTGGCCGATTTAATTTACTGGCAATGGATATTAGTTGGTTTCTTAGCCTCACTGGCCGCTAATGGAGTTTTCGATACACAATTTCCAATCTGGGTGCTTAAAAAATTAGGCATTATTAAGGGATGAATGAAATAATGGAACACCTGAATTTTCTGACAAGGTTGTTTAATTTTTCTGAATTTAAAGTGAAGATTTCCGGTTTTTACGGCAGTATAATAGGGGCCTTGTTTTCGCTGGTGTCCGGGTTTTCTGAGGGGTTTATCGGTATCAGTGGAGGCCTCTTTATTCTGTTGTTCCTTGTGATGATTACAGATTACATTACCGGGCTGAAAGCTTCCAAAAAGGAGGGTTTGAAGTTCGCCTCAAAAAAAGGCTTGGGATGGGTCTTTAAATTCGGAAGTTATATGGTGTTCCTGGCTGTCTCATTATTCTTAAGAAAGGAACTCATTTATCTGGGACTCGACTGGATGAGGGTTCCTTTCAAAATCATTCATTTCTACGTTTTGATACACATTTTTCTTTGGGAGCTCCGATCCATAGATGAAAATTTCGAAAGGATTGGATACTCATTTAAGATATTAAAGCTGGCCGATGAAGTGTTTCTTACAATTCGTGCGATGGTTAAGCGAAAAATTGATGACAATGACGAAAACAAAATTTGAACGGTGCATTCCTATAATATTGAGGCATGAGGGCGGTTATGTAAACCACCCCAACGATCCAGGAGGAGAGACGAAATACGGAATATCCAAAAGGGCTTTCCCTGACGAGAACATAAAGAACCTGACCGTTGACCGGGCCAAAGAAATTTACAAGGAATATTATTGGGACAGCATGGGAGTTGAAGGAATTGATAATATTCAACTGGCTTTGCATGTTTTTGATCATGGTGTAAATGCCGGGCCAAAAACATCAATTCGGATGCTTCAGCGTCTTGCGGGAGTAAATGATGACGGAGTAATAGGTCCCGTCACATTAGAAGCGGTAAATTCAAAGGAACTTCTTGATTCTTTTGAAAAGGAAAGAGTTAAATATTATATAAGGCTTGCAACGAAGCGGCCTAATCTTAAAGTATTCTTGAAAGGATGGCTCAACAGGGTAAATACAACCAGAATATAGAGGGCAAAGCTGCCAAAACTCTACTCAATAAAGGACTTAAGTTCGGGGTTCCTGCTTTTGGGCGTGAAATCAAACTCACAGTCAAACCTTTGTATTTAGGCACTGTGATTAAAATTTCAAAGTATGCTGGAATGCTTACGAACATTGACAGCGACGAACCCATTTCCGGCACTCTGAAAGCACCGGGCAATCTGATTGCCTTATCGAAAGTTGTAGCCTGCGGGGTATTAAATTCCAGATTTTGGAATGGATTCTCCGGTTTATTTGCGTGGTGGTTACGATATAAGTTAACCGCTAAAGAACTGAATACAATCGCAACCCTTGTAGTTCGGCAAATGTCGGTGCAGGATTTTTTTTTCACTACTCAATTGATCGGAGGGGTGAATCTGTTGACAGCAAGCAAAGAGGAGGAAAAACAATCTGGGGAACAATCGCAGGAGCCGCAAAAACCTTCGGATACACCTATAAAGAAGTCCTCTGGGGTATAAGCTGGGTAAACCTTCAAATGATGCTGTCTGATCTACCTTGGTATGATTACGATAGCAAGAAAAAAAGCGATGAGCCTATAAAAATAAACTCACTTGAACAGGAGAAAGCCCTGTTTGCAAAATACTCTAAGTAATGGCCAATCTATACTTTGAAGCACAACTGGACGCTGATCAACTCAAAAGGGAGTTGAGGGAGACACGTAACCGGATGAACAAATTCACAAAGGACGTTCAGGCCAACGGTGCTCAAATGGATTCTACGTTTAAGCGTGTCGGTGCGGCCATGGCCGGGTATTTCTCCATAACCGCCGCAAAGGGTTTTCTGGATCAGGTTATTCAGGTCCGGGGCGAATTTCAACAGCTGGATATTGCTATGCAAACCATGTTAGGCAGCAAGGCCGAGGCTGACAAATTAATGGCTGAAGTCGTAGAATTGGCAGCAAAAACACCTTTCTCACTCACGGAATTAGGGCAGGGGGCTAAACGATTACTCGCATTTAAAGAACCTACCGACCGCGTAGGGGATAGCCTGAGAAGATTGGGGGATTTAGCCGCTGGTGCATCCGTTCCCGTTACTGACCTTATTCAAGCCTACGGAAAAGTTTCTGCAAAGGGTAAAATGCAAGCTGAAGAGCTTAATCAATTCGCGGAACGTGGTATTCCTATCATTTCAGAGTTGGCAAAAGTAGTCGGAGCAACTGACAAAGAGATTTACAAAATGGCCGAACAGGGTAAAATTGGCTTTGAAGAGCTAAGACAGGCTATTTTGAATATGACCGATGAAGGGGGCCAGTTCTTTAATTTAATGGAAAAACAGTCTGGCTCATTAACTGGTCAAATATCCAACTTAGGGGATGCGTGGGATAGGATGCTCAATGAGATAGGTCAGGACAATGAAGGTATCATTTATTCCGGAATTGATGGCCTGAAATCCCTTGTAGAGAATTATGAAACTGTTATTGATGTTCTGAAAGTGCTTGTTGCAACTTACGGGGCATATAAAGCGGTTTTAGTTCTTACATGGGCGGCTCAAAAGGCCATGGCATTGGGTCAGACTATCCGTTCTCTTCAATTAATGACTAAGGGTATTAATTCAGCTACCCGGGCACAAGTGGCATTCAATACAGCAGCAAAAGCAAATCCATGGGGGTTATTGGCAGCTGGTATTGCGGCTGTTGTAACTATTCTTCCAATGTTTAAAAAAGAACAGGAAGAGGTGGTTGATATTACGAAAGATGCCACAGAGCAGTTTGGAAAAGAAAAACAATCTGCTGAAGCACTATTTGAACAACTCAAGCAGACCAATTCAGGGAGTGAGAAGCGGGCAAGGCTTATCAAAGAGATCAACTCTCAATACGGGACTAATCTTCAAAACTTGCAGGATGAAAAGAAGTTTCTCAATCAAATTGAAGAAGCAAGGCAGGGGGTTATTGATAAGTTAAAAGAAGAAATGATTCTGAAATCTGAACGCATAAGGATAGAGGAAAATTTATCTCAACAGCAAGTTCAGAAAGGGTTAATTTCAATGACAGAAGCGGAAATTCAAAAGCTTGAAAGCTTGGGTTCACCGCAAGCTGTTGAAGCTGCCCGAAAAAGATTGAAAGGACAACAAGATAATCTTAATGACCTTAAAGACCAGTTAAAACAGATAACTAAAGAAACAGCTGAACAGTTGGATGAGTTGTTTGGGAGTGAAGATAGTTCGGGCGGTGGAAGAGGAAAAACTACCCCCTTCGATGCCGAAGCTTTCAAAAAATCACTTTCAGAGCAAAAGAAAGCCTATGAACAGTACAACGCTGCCTTAAGAAGTGCCCGGGATGAAGACAAAGAAGCTGTTAAAGATTATTACAGTGACCTCTTAAAGCAAGGTGAAGATTACGAACAGTACCTTATTAAGCAGCTTGAAGCATTCAGAAATAATGTATCTGCAAAAGTAGCAATTTATCAGGCTGCAACTGCTGAAAACATTGATTTGACCGGGAAAGGAATCACTACGCCTTTAAAAGGCAAAGGAATTTCAAGCGTGGGAGATGTTCCCGCGCCTGATAGCACAGACCTTGCAAATCTGGACTCTTACAAACAGAAGTGGGAAGAGGCCGGAAAAGCTTTGCAGTCAGCTTTTGATTTTCAACGGATAGATAAGTTTGGAAACAACGCTATCCAGGTAGCATATACATTTCAAGACATAGCCTCTTCAGTGGGGCAGATTGACAAGGAGCTGGGGGATGCAATGATGTCAATGGCCGATGCTGTTGGACAGATGGGTAACGCTCTTAAAGCAGCCGCAACGGGAGATTATCTTACTGTTGCCGCCACGGTGACAAGTAGTATCACAAATTCAATCACAAAGATTGTAAGCGAGACGAAGAAGCGGGAACAGGCGGAACGTTCATTTTATCAGTCAATCAACTCAATTCAGAACCAATATATCTTATCACTTAATGAACAGTTAAGGCTTCAAAGCGAACTGGCAGATAATGTCTTTACAACTGATTATGAAGGGAAATTAAGGGGAGGTATTGAAGCGTTAAACAATGCTTCTGAAGAGTATAGAGATACATTGTCTGACCTCTCAAGGAAGGGACAAGTAAAAATAGGTGTTGAAACATCTCTTGACCTGGGAAAGCTTGCCGCAGATTCTCTGACTTCCGGTAATATCATTGAAAATGCTGGGAATGCAATAGCGTCGATTTTTGGTGGCGGTAACAAGTCTGAAACAAAGTGGGGAAATCTGCTGGATACATACACTGATTTAACGGATGAGGCCGGGAACCTGAATTTAGAACTTGCAAGGGCTATCCTTAGCGAAGACATTTTAAATGATGAAACAAAGGAACTGTTGCAAACAGCGGTTGACTGGACGGAGCAGATGGAGGCTGCACAAGAACAAATAAGAAGTGTAATATCTGACCTTGCAGGAGGCTTGGGAGATGACTTAAGGAATGCTCTTGTATCTGCATTTGAGGATGGAACCGATGCCGCTGCAGAGTTCGGGGAGAGTGTTGAGAAGACACTCGAAGACCTTCTGTCAAAAATGATATTCCAACAGGTATTTGGGAACACATTTGACCAGCTTCAAAAAGAAATGGAATCCAGCTACGGGGCAGGAGGTGACCAGTCATGGATGGATGATTTTGCAAGGATGTTTGAAAAGACTTCACAGGCTCAGGATGAATATAGCAAAGCCCTGGAAGAAGCTCAAAAGCAGGGTGAGAAGTATGGTTTCTCATTGTTTGATGGAAGTGCATCTGAAGACCCACTGACCGGGGCCGTGAAAGGCGTGACAGAGGAAACCGCATCTTTAATAG